GGACCATTAACAACTGCAATGGAAGGTGATTTCGACACTGGAAACGTAAGATACAAAGCTAGAGAAAGATACTCATTTGGTGTATCTGACCCTAGAGGTATCTTCGGCGTAGAAGGTGCGTAATAACTAGAATTTATGGGGCCGCCTAAAAACGGCCCCATTTATCTAACAAATTGGTGAGAACATGAAAAAATTTTTAGTCAACATTTGGGCTTACGATCATCACGCAAGATTTGAAGTCCTATCTGAAGACAACCCACAATCCTTAGAAGAAGCAATCCTTGACAAACTTGGAGAAAAATGTATAAAGTGGGAACATCTTGGAATCACGTATGATAACAAGACTAACAGAATAACCTATGAGGAGGTTATCAATGATACAAGACCTATACAAAGCAAAAAGGTCCTTGGAGTTGAAGTGGGAACAGGAGCATCTATCTAATGGTAGATATACTCTTGAAATGGTCCGGATTGATGACAAAGTTAGAGAAGTCATCACAAAGATCAAGCTGGAAGAAGCAGCAATTGCTCACAGGCAAAACACAATTGAAGGCGCCGCTCCACAAGTTTCAGTAGCTACTTAATAAAAAAGCTACATCGTTGAATAAATTACATTCACATTACAGGCTCTCTTGCACTCTATTAAAATGTAGTGTATAGTTTTATTACTATACAATTAAATCAGAACATAGACGCGTATAGTCGACGGCCTAGAGACTATGTTCGGAAAACTAGGAGGATATAATTATGGCAAAAACTACATTTCAAGGACCAGTAAAATCTATTAATGGTTTTCAAGGTGTTGGAACTGGAAACTCTGTAAGTATCGGAGCAGGTGCAACTTCTTTAACTGTTGATACACATGCTGGTAGAATGTTGTACCACAATGTTGCTGGTGCAGCTACTTTGACTTTACCTGCGATTAACTCATCATCTGATTCAGGTGTTGCAGGACCAGGCAATGATCCAAACTCAGCAAACAATTTGGGTGCTTCTTTTGAGATCTACATTGGAACAACTAAAACAGGTGACTTTGTTTTACAAGTTGCTAACGCTAGTGATACAATGACTGGTAATGCGTTAATGGTTGATACAGATACAAGCGATGCCGCTGAAGGTTTTGTGACTGCAGCTGCTTCAGATACTATTACTTTAAACGGTAGTACAACTGGAGGACTAGCTGGATCAATCATAACTTGCAAAGCAATCGGTGCTAACAGATGGGGCGTTCAAGTTACATCTGGAGGGACTGGAGATTTAGCTACACCTTTTAGTGCAGCAGTAAGTTAATAATTAAATAAACTCGGAGCGCCTGGTGATGCAGGCGCTCTTTAAAAGGAGGAAAACATGGCAGACACAGTATTAAACACAACTGTATTTGACGGATCAAAGAAACTTATCACTCACTACAACGTAGTTTCTGATAGCGCTGGAAGCACAACTAAAATAGTTGATGTTTCTACTTTAGCATCAAACAATGGTAAAACTTGCAAAACTGTAAGACTAAACAAAGTTAGTTTTAATGTTTCTGTAACAGCACCAGCTGATGCAATTAGAATGCAATGGGATGCAACAACAGATGTTGTGTTTCAAACTTTAGCAGGTGAAATGGAATATGATTATTCATCCTTTGGTGGATTAAAAAACACTGAAGCTAGTGGGTTCACTGGAGATGTAAACGTCGTTTTACCGGCTTGCACTGATGGAGATACAGGTACAATTGTTTGTGAATGGATTAAAGTTTACGAATCGTAGGGGTTTAAATGGCTAATACTACTTCGGGAACAGCAACGTTCGATAAAACTTTTGCTATTGATGAAATAATAGAGGAAGCTTTTGAACGTATAGGACAACAAAATGTTGCTGGTTACCAACTAAAAAACGCTAGAAGAACGTTAAATATATTGTTTCAAGAGTGGGGCAACAGAGGTATTCACTATTGGGAAATAGATGAACTCAATATGGATTTGATTGAGGGTCAATCAGACTATGATTTTTTTAGATCTAGTGATGATGGTACGAGCGCTGTTTCTACACCAGCAAATGTGTATGGTATATCCGATGTTCTTGAAGCACAATTAAGATCAAACAGAACTCAAACAACACAATCAGATAGTCCTATGACTAAGGTAGATAGATCTACATATGCAGGATTTTCAAACAAATTATCTAAAGGCACACCTAATCAATATTGGGTAGAAAGATTTATTGATAAAGTTAGAGTGCACATTTATCCTACACCTGATTCTTCAAATGCATCTAAAGATATGCATTTTTATTACATAAAAAGAATACAAGATGTAGGAGATTATACAAATGCAACTGACGTTCCATTTAGATTTGTGCCTTGTATGGTATCAGGATTAGCATACTATTTATCTATGAAGTACCAACCAGCGTTAATTCAACAAACAAAATTAGTTTATGAGGATGAGTTTGCAAGAGCATTAGCAGAAGATGGTTCTGCATCTAGCACACACATCACTCCTAAAGCTTATTATCCAGGAGCATAATGGCAAAGTACGCAACAGGTAAATATGCAAGAGCAATATCAGACAGATCTGGTATGGAATTTCCATACAAAGAAATGGTCAGAGAGTGGAATGGTGCGTTTGTGCACGTATCTGAGTTTGAACCTAAACAACCACAATTAGAACCAAAGCCAATGAATGGTGACTCTATATCTTTAAGACATGTTAGACCAGATAGAATAGAACCTGCAGCTGCTGCTATGTTAGGTAATAATCCTTTTTCTACAACTGCAAGTTCACAAACTATTACAGTTACAGAAAAAAATCATGGAAGAACTTCAGGTGACACAGTAAGATTTAGAAACGTTCAAGGTAGCCCTGGAGGTGTAGCTTTTTCAACGTATGAAAATTCTTCAGGCTTTAGTATAACAGTAACTACAACAGATAAATATACATTTACACTAGGTGCAACTCCTAGTATAACAGAAGAATCAGGAGGACCAACTGTGTCTGCAGGACCAGTTACAATAACACCATGATTAAAAAAATTATAAATAAAATAAAAAGTTGGTTTACACCTAAAGAAGAAGTAGATCCACACGAAATGTTATATTTAAAAGAAAAAGAATCTGATGTTCCAGTATATGAAAATGAACAGGCTGTTAAAAAAGAACATTGTAATAGTCATTTAAGATTTAGAAAAAGCTGTAAAGCTTGTCAGGAGATAGTAGTGTAATGGCAGGATTAAGTGCATCAGGATTAAAAACACAAATTAGAAGTTATACTGAAACGGATTCTAACGTTTTATCAGATTCTGTTTTAGAAAATATAATTTTAAATGCACAGTATAGAATATTTAGAGACGTGCCTATTGATGCAGATAGAAAACAACAATTAGGTAATTTTGTAGCTGGACAAGAATCTATAAACTGTCCTGCAGGAGCTGTATTTATTAGAGGTATACAAGTTTACGATACAGCAGGATCTGAAATTACGGGAGCTAATAGATGGTTAGAAAAAAAAGATGTAACATATCTTCAAGAGTATCAAGATGTTACAGGAACATCAGCGGCACAGGGTCAACCCAAATATTACGCTATGTTTGGTGGTGCTACAGGAGAGTCTGATACTACATCAGGTAGAATATTTGTAGCCCCAGTTCCAAACACAACTTATAGATTTAGGGTTCATTTTAATAAAATGCCAGATCTTTTAGAGAATGATGATACCAACTATATCAGTCTTAATTTTCCAAATGGTCTATTATATTGTTGTTTATCAGAGGCATATGGCTTTTTAAAAGGCCCGATAGACATGTTGACTTTGTATGAAAATAAATATAAACAAGAGGTACAGAAGTTTGCTAATGAGCAAGTTGGTAGAAGACGAAGAGATGACTACACAGATGGCACTGTTCGTATACCAGTGAACTCAGCAAACCCGTAGGAGATTATTATGGCAAATACAAGCGCAATATGTTCAAGTTTTAAACAAGAGCTTTTACAAGGTAAACACAGTTTTGAATCTTCAGGTGGACACACTTTTAAGATTGCATTATTTACAAGTTCTGCAACATTAGGAGCTTCTACAACAGACTATTCAACTTCAAACGAAATTACAAATACATCTGGAACAGCATATACTGCAGGTGGTGCAACTCTTACAAACTCAGGTGTTTCATTATCTTCAACAACAGCATTTACAGATTTTTCTGACGTAACTTATTCATCTGCTTCTTTTACTGCAAACGCTGCATTAATCTATAATACAACGACAGATGGCGGTTCAGGTACTACTGATGCCGTTTGTGCAATTGCATTTGGTGGTGATAAAACAGCAAGTAATGGAACTTTTAAAATTGAGTTTCCAGCAGCAGCAGCGACAACAGCAATCATCAGACTAGCATAGGAGGTCGACCATGTCGACGACTTCAGGATGGGGCAGGTTTACCTGGGGCCAAGCGTATTGGAATGAGAACACAACTCTTAAAACAGGTTGGGGTGCACAAGCTTGGAGTGATGGTGAATGGGGCGAACTTAAAGATGCTATTGCTCTTCCAACAGGTTTATCTATTACAGCTAGTGTTGGCTCGGTTGATGTTCCTGATCAAATAATTACACCTTCAAGTTTTGAAATTACAGCGTCACAAGGCGAAGGTTTTGTTCCTGTTTCTATAGATACATCTTTATCAACTACAGCTAGTGTTGGTTCAGTATCCGTGGTTGATATGCAAGTTGGCCTAACGGGTCAATCAACAACCTCTTCAGTTGGATCTCTTACAGTCAATGACATGACTATTGGTTTAACAGGTCAAGAGTTTACTGCAAGTCAAGGAACCGTAACAATACCAAATGCAACAGCGATATTATCTGGTGTATCTTTTACAGCATCACAAGGGACTGCAACAGCAAGTTCTACAACAGAGGCTTCTTTAACAGGAATAGAATTTACAGCTAGTCTTGGAACTGTAGTTATACCAAATGATGTAGTTCAAATATCAGGAGTCTCAGCAGAGTTTAGCTTAGGAAGTATTGTAGGATTGGGTGGTGCTGTAGTTCAACCATCAAGTTTAAGCATAACTCCTAGTGTTGGCTCTTTAACGATAGAAGAAGGTTTAGGATTAACCGGTCAATCATTTACTGCTAGTGTTGGATCCATAAGTTTGACCGATATTATAGTTGGATTATCAAGCCAATCTATAACCACTAGTATTGGAGCAGTGGATATTTTTGCTTACGGCGATGTTGACACTGGTTCAAATACATCATATAGTAATGTTTCAACGGGTTCGAATGACTCTTATTCGGATGTTGCAACTGGATCAAATACAAGTTATAGTGACGCTGCATAGGAGATAAAATATGGCATCAACATACACACCATTAGGTGTAGAACTTCAAGCAACTGGTGAAAACGCAGGAACTTGGGGTACAAAAACAAATACAAATTTACAAATCATCGAGCAAATATCTGGTGGTTATA